CTGCCCGTTGACGGACTTCAGGGGAAAAACGAGTATTTTTAGTCATCCTGTTTACCTCTTTCTCAGGAAGTTTAGTCTCCAGGATTCCCGGGGCGGTTCAGGTTTTTACGTCAGATTCTTTTGGGATTGGCTTGCGTTTATTTCTGGAGCGTTTCGTTGGAAGGTATTTGCAGTTTTCGCAGATGATGTCGGTGATACTTCTTCGCTGTCGCCTCATGCCGCCATCCTGACGCCCTGCCCGATCGCCATCAATGCCGCTTTGGATACAGTAGTAAACATTCGTCGAGGACTGATGAACGGTCGCCAAATCAGCAGCATGGAGCCTTTGCTGTTTCCCTTCTTCTCCAGCCCTGTCGATGGTTCGATAAAATTAATCCGTCCATCAGTGATAATGCGAACTTCGTCGACACTCTCCAGAGCCTTGCTGAACCATCCGACTGACATATCCTCTGGCACAAGCATCACTACCGTCTGTCGCTGTTGTATGCACTGCTCAGCGGCTTTTTCCACCCACGGCCTGATATTGCTGTACGGTGGGTTATTCCAGATTGCACCGTGGCTTATCCACTCAGAATTTAGCGCGTCGTCGGCCTCAGTTAGCCAGTGAGCGCACAGAGCATTTTTGTCGCTCGCAGCTGAATCCAGCCAGAATCCAAACTCAATATCCAGTGCATCAAAAAGCCAAAGCGGCGTTTGCCAGCAGTCCTTGTCGTGTGATGGCGTATTTGATTTGATAGTCATGCAGCTCTCCCTTTTCGTTGTGACCATTCATACTCTCGCCAGGAGTCATCACTCCACCGCACGTTGCGCTCTGAGCCGAACCAGAACATGATTTCGATAAGCTCAGTCATGCTGGCCTTCCGCATTTTGCTGGTACGCACGCCAAGCATGACAACGCCACCGTCGATACCAGGCACACTTCGTTGCTCCAGTTTTTTGGTCTTAAGCCACAGGGCAGTGAACAGGTCTTTCCAGTCTTCCGGCGCCAGCCGTTGACCATGCCATAGCACCTGACGCGAAACATCGTTCAGCATCGGCCACATACGGTCATTCTGCGCTTTGCTGCGCTTGGGTTCTTTAACGTGGACTTCGTGGGGTGACTTGTCGTCGATGGGTAGTGAGAGAATGGCGTCTATGGCGTTATTTCTGATTGCTTCGTTGCGAAGCAGAAAGGTTTGCTTCATCTCCTGCTCTCCGGTTCCATTTTTCAGCCGCCGCAGCAACTGATGGTGCCCATGCCCCCCTGGCTTCACAGAGGTCACATTCTGCATAGCCCCACACATCAATATTTATTCCGGCCTCAACCCACAGACGAGCATTACCGCCGCAAAACGGACATTCTTTTAGCTTTGGCTGGGTTAATGATAGGTCGCTCATGCTCACTCCTTCACTTAAAATCCAGACTCCGGATAATTCTGTTGCGCTGAAACTCATTGTTGAGTTTGAACAACCGTCGAAGAACACGGTCACGCGGATAGCGTCGTGCGGCAGGTGAATGCTCATACAACTCATCAAGCGGCAAACTGGACGATGAACGATACCGATACCAACGCACCAACTCTTCACGAAAATTAGCCCTGACAAGCTCAGCTATCGTACTCATTTCTTAAAGCCTCCAATTACTCTTCCTCAAATAAAAAGGCCTGCGATTACCAGCAGGCCTGTTACAAGCTCAGTGATGTAGATGGTCATCTTTTAACTCCATATACCGCCAATACCCGTTTCATCGCGGCACTCTGGCGACACTCCTTAAAAATCAGGTTCGTGCTCACCTTTCCTTCCCGTTCTTCCCTGGTAGCAAACCGGTAATACACCGTTCGCCAGACCTTACCATCAATGACAAGGATTCCTGCCCGCGCCATTTTAGCCGCAGCCTGATTTATACTGGTTACGGTTGCGCCTGTTAGCGCGGCAACGTCCGGCGCACAGAAGCTATTATGCGTCCCCAGGTAATGAATAATTGCCTCTTTGCCCGTCATACACTTGCTCCTTTCAGTCCGAACTTAGCTTTAATTTCTGCGATCTTCGCCAGAGCCTGAACATGATTTAGAGGTCTGCCGCCCATGACAGGAAGTTGTTTTACTGGTTCAGGAATCACCTCACCACGGTTAATTCTCGCAGTCATATGGACAAGCTCATCTGCGGCCTTGCGCCGTAATTCCGCGTCAGTCAGCGCATTGGCCCGCATGTTCTGGTACAGGTTGGTAACCAGCCAGTAGTGCGCGTTCGATTTCCACGGATAAGACTCTGCATCCGGATACAGGCCTCGCTTCCGGCAATACTCGTAAACCATATCAACCAGCTCGCTGACGTTTGGCAGTCCGGCGATAACGGATGCTTCTTCCCGGCACCATGCAACAAACTGCCCGGGTGATGGAAGAAATGGTCGATTCTGCCGACGGGCTACGCGCATTCCTGCGTTAACCTGTTCCATCGAGGTGATCCCGTTTTCCCGGAAAGCCAGAACCCACTGGCGGCGGATTTCATTCAGTTCGTTCTGGTCCCGGTTAGCCAGACTCGCCGGGAAAGTTGCCAGTAACTGGCTGAACACACCGTTGATGATCTGCGCTACCTGTTGTACCTGCGGCTTTTCGTCGTACTGTTCCGGCATGTTGTTGGTGATCCGACGCATCTGCTCACGGTCAAAGTTAACCATCTGTGCGGCGATGTTTTTCATAAATCCACCCCGTAAATCCAGTCAGTGTTTGTCAGGTCGAGTTTTGGTTTTCCAGCTGTCACGCCAGCCTGTTGCTTGTTACGGTTGATTTCGAGTTGGGTCCACTTGTCGCGGAGTTTGGCCGGACTTAGCACGTTACCGGACCAGAAGTTGTCCTGGCATGCCCAGCGGAACAGCACGCACATGTCGCGGTGGTTACGTCCGTCACGTTCACGCATCAGGCGGATATCGTTAGCCCACCCTGCAAAATTCGGTTTTCTGGCTGATGGTGCGATGGTCTTCACCATGTCAAACATCCACTCTGCGGCGGTCAGGTCTTCTGCTGTTCCCCACTTGCTGCCGCTCTGAATTGCAGCATCCGGTTTAACCACAGAAAGATCGTTTTCTGGCTGGTCAGAGGATTCGCCAGAATTCTCGGACGAATAATCTTTTCTTTTTTCTTTTGTAATAGTGTCTTTTGTGTCCCCCTGTTTTGAGGGATAGCAATCCCCTAATTTGAGGGATGTTTTATCCCTCGTTTTAGGGGATTTTCCCTCGTTTTGAGGGATGTCCCTCATTTTAGGGGAACTTCCCTCGTTTTGAGGGATGCACCATTCTGAGATGTTTTTATTTGGTCCAAACATGCCGCCTTGCTGCTTGATAATATTCATTCTGACGAGTTCTAACTTGGCTTCATTGCACCGTTTGACAGGTAACTTTGTAATCTCGCTAAGTTGAGAATCGGTGATTCTGTCCATTGGTTTATTCCACCCATAGGTTTTACGCAGAATGGCAAGCAGCACTTTAAACTGTCGCTTGGTCAGATCTGCGCCTGAATAAGCCTCAATCAGCATATTTGATAGTCTGGCGTAACCATCATCGAGATCTGCCACATTACGCTCCTGTTCGGCAAAGTTACCTCTGCCGAAGTTGAGTATTTTTGCTGTATTTGTCATAATGACTCCTGTAGATTGATCCAGTAATTCCCTCAGAATTGCATATCAATTTGCTTAGAGTCCCCGGCGGCCACCGGGGATTTTTTCTTTGTGATTTCATCAAGCGCATACTTAAAAGCCCTGCTAATCGGACTGATGTCTGATGCCATTCCGAAAGCACACAAGACCGAAGCAATAAATCTCCAGTCCGTTCTGCTTATCTTCGATTCATGACAGCCAATCATCTTTGCCAGACCGCGCTGGGTAAGCGTTGACAGGTTGATGAGTAAATCAGTTTCAGCGCGATCAATTTCTCGCTGTGATAGTTTGCTGTAACTTGTTTGTTCCATTTCTTAAGATTTCCAATAGTGAATAGCTAGTTGAAAGGTATGCGTGGAAACGCATATGGCCTTAGTTGGTCAGATATATTGGGACTCGCTTTGTCAGCGACGTAGGACGAATGTCCATTGTGAAAAGAGCGGTGTTACTTATGCAGCCAGAAGGTTCTTTTTGCTTATTTCAAGCATTTCGCTTGCTTGATATTTGCCACCAGAAATCTCTTCGATTTTTGATGCGTATTTAGTTTTCCCAAAAAACTCAGTCTTAGGGAGGAAGCCGTTTTTGAGCCACTTATAGACAGCCCTTTCGCTAACTCCACAAGCCTTCGCAACTTCAGGGATGCCGACACCTTTAATCGGCTCATCAAGATTTTGCATAGGAATATCCTTTTTCGTACTTTCAGTACGTATTATGGTTGAACTGAAAGTTTTTGCAAGTGCTTTAGTATCGTACTCATGGTTCAGAATGAAAAAGTGCGCAAAGAATTCGCCCAGCGGCTAGCGCAAGCCTGTAAAGAAGCTGGTCTTGATGAACATGGTAGGGGAATGGCTATAGCCCGTGCCCTTTCTCTTTCGTCCAAAGGCGTTAGCAAATGGTTTAATGCTGAGTCTTTACCGCGTCAGGAAAAAATGAATGCGCTTGCGAAATTTCTAAACGTTGATGTTGTTTGGCTTCAGCACGGCACTTCGTTAAATGGAGCGAATGATGAAGATACTCTTTCATTTGTTGGCAAATTAAAAAAAGGGTTAGTGCGCGTGGTTGGTGAGGCAATTCTTGGTGTTGATGGTGCCATCGAGATGACCGAAGAGCGCGATGGGTGGCTCAAAATTTATAGCGATGATCCAGATGCCTTTGGTCTTCGTGTGAAAGGAGACAGCATGTGGCCCAGAATAAAATCAGGAGAATATGTACTCATTGAGCCTAACACCAAAGTATTCCCGGGTGATGAGGTGTTTGTCAGAACCGTTGAAGGACACAACATGATTAAGGTTCTTGGCTATGACAGAGATGGAGAATACCAATTTACAAGCATTAACCAGGATCACAGGCCTATAACGTTGCCTTATCATCAAGTAGCAAAGGTGGAGTATGTAGCTGGTATTCTGAAGCAATCTCGCCATCTGGATGACATCGAGGCAAGGGAGTGGCTGAAAAGTTCGTGACTTCATCGTCACATAGCTGGTAACCAGTGGCCTGAAGAGACGTTTGGGTGATGAATGGCTAAATGTCTCCTAATAAAAACAGCAATCATTTGAAATTATTAATAATTATAGAGGCTTAGTCTTGGAAATCAGCACGGCGGTTATTCATTCCGAAGAAGATGCTTTGCGTTTTGTTGAGATGTACATCGCTGGGCAAGATCTTCCTGATGGAATATCATTTGAAGGGTGGCCTAACTTAACCTTCCGTCTTACTGGTGACAAATTTCATGGCAGTTTGACTCCTTCTGTCATGAAGGGTTTTGTTGAAATGCAGGCCCAAATAAACCGAGCTTATGCATTGTTAAAGTACGGAGTTCCTGACCCAAGAAAGCTTTCAAAAGAAGAGAAGGAAGCTATCGAAATTCAGGTGAATGTTGAGAATGGCTCGTCCTTGATAGAAGTTAATATGGATGGGTTCATGGGTGAGGTTATACAAACTGCGGTGAGTAAAGTGGGCCCTCAAGAGATCGTTATTACAGTTTTAGGGGTCGCTCTTATATGGGGCGGCGTCGTCCTATTCAAAAAATATCTAGAAGACCGCAAAGAGATTCGCATGGCAGAAGTAAAAAGCGAGTCTGAGCGTGAACACCTTGCGACCATGCGCTTCATGTCTGAGCAGGAAACAAAACGAAGTGAATTATTGACTCAGATTATTAGCGAAAAACCCAAGCTAGACAACATGGAAAGACTTGCTCATGACGCAAAAACCGACATAGTTAAATCATTTGTCAAGGCTGATACAGCTCAGATTGATGGCGTTGTATTGGATGCAGATCTATCCAAAACCCTCACTACAAATGCAAGGCGGAAATCAATGGAGATCCGCCTTGATGGAAATTATCGCATTGAAAAGGTTGACTCCACTGATCCAGAGAGCTTCAAAGTGCAAGTGAGAAATGTTGACTCCGATCTAAGAATATCGTGCATAGTACAAGATGTTTTTCTCGACGCATCCGAGCATAAAAAAGCTCTTCAGCAAGCTGAGTGGGATAGAAAACCAGTTCATTTGTCAATCAACGCAAAAGAACTAGATGGTGAAATAAAGTCCGCGATAATACTTTATGTCAAAGAGATAACATAATCCTCATCCCGGCCTCAGCGCCGGGTTTTCTTTGCCTCACGATCCCCACATCTAAAAACACATAACCAATTGTATTTGTTGATGTAACTCGCTAAACCATGCAGTTATGATCCCTGCCGCATAACCTTCATCAGCCACATTTTCAAAAATAAATTTCCTTATATATCAGAATCATACTTCGTAGAGTTAATAAATCACCAAAATTCGTACCAATAGTTCTTGATAATGTCGAACTATTGGTTCATTATTATCGTCATCAGCAGGACGCATTACTCACCAGGGCGGTGAATATACAACGATTCGAATATGAATCTACGGCGCTGACAAAGCGCAATAACCAAAGTGAACTTTGGGGTGTGGTGAAGGGTTCATGGACGGGAATATGTCGCACGTAAAGCGGCGAGGCCTGCGGGACTATTGCCGAATTGAAGTAGGCCGAAACAGGTCGAAATGGGTCTCCCACCTACCACACCACCAAAGTTCATCAGGAGGTCTATATGACACGCAGAACTCAGTTCAAAGGCAATTCACGTTCTCGTCGTCGTG